ATCCATTTGTACACCAAGTTAGCTTACGCTGACCGCACATTTCAATTTCTTCCCAATATGAGTATATGCTCGATTCAACTGCATATCGGTCAATGATTAAAATGGATTGAACACGACGGTGCATAGCTTGTTTTTTTGGACTCCAATCAGTTTGACTTTTGCAAAAGTCAAACAGTGTCCGAAGTTCAGCAGCTTCATTTCGTTTGGCTCTTCTTATTCTGCTCTTAATCATTGAGTATGAAGCTAGTTTGGCACATTCGCGGAACGCACCAATCCAAGCACTTTTAGGTGTTGCATTAAATCGTGTCTGGCAGCTGACTTGTGGCATGCTCACTGTTGCTCTACCAATAGTAGTCGACAAATCAATATCCCAAGTCAAATCTAACAGAAATGGGCTCTTTGGAAAAAGTTTTACGCCGCCATACCCATATTCCAATGAATTAACAGGATTGATACTTTTCCATACTAGCACACATTCATTTTCAGGGACACCCCAATGTAAAGTGTCGTGTGATGGTTCCCATTGAAAATTGAATCCTTTGATAATCCACGCATCTGCATCAACAACATAAAAATTATCTGTGGTACTAAGCATTGCACATGCTTTGTGTACTTCATATAATCCTTTTACATTGTTAACTCGTTTTGCATTTGGGGCAAACTCAAGAAGGCGTTGCCAATTTGATTCGCAACCTTCTTCGCCCATTGAAATGAAAAATACATCTAACATTATTCGGCAATAAACTGTTCAACATCGCTTTCTTTGACCGTTGGGGCCAGGCGGTGTGGGTTAAAGTAACTTGCTTTAAAAAACTTGCTACTAATTTCATCTAATTCTGCAATGTCCAAACGAAGATCTTGTCGTAATAGTTTGCCCAACTTTACAGTTTCGGCCATTAGTTTAGTGTTACTCCAATTGTATTTGGACACTGTACATATTTCTTCATCACCAGCAAACATCGGAGCAACTGTTTCTGACCAATATTGATTATGCCACTCAAAGTCTGCTACCAGTTTGTAGTCCCAGTCTTTGCGCAAGTTTGTTAGATAGCAACCAAGTCGGGCGCCGTACATGGCCCATAATCCATTTTGTACATCTTGTCCAACACTCATCCATACCAATAATCTACGATGATTTTTAAAATTATTGCGGTCAGCAATCTGTCGCCAATCCATTGGCTGGCCATCTATTAATGCAAGTTTTACACCTTCGCGAAAGCCCGCACGATATGCTTGGTACGGAGTTGCATTGTTGTATACATCACTATAGATATTGTTCAATTGATGATAGTGAATATCCCAACAGAAGTCTACTGCTCCTGCTCCGCTCTCAACTGCTTCGTGGGTACGCATTTGTTCCACAACTTTCTTTGGCCAAAGTTTAACGCCGCCATTACCATAAACTAAGCCATTGATTACATTCTTGCCAGACCACGATAGCACATCACTACGATCAAACTTAGTTAAGTCTAATTCAAGTTCAAAGAAATCTGGACGTACTTTGTTATCTGCATCAATGGAAATAAATCGTTCAGTCTCAGATAGTTTTGCTGCGGCTTTATGGCAAGCATCGCTGCCATACACGCCATGACTGCGCTTGGCCCAAGGGCACTTTTCTAATAGGTCTGCATAGTTTTCATCTGCATTTGGTTCATCGTAGCTGATGAATACTACATCAAATTCTGTAATAGGGGTTTTCAAGAAATTACTCCAATATCTAAGTTGTTTGCTTTATATAACACACTTGGTGTGCTGTTGTATGCCCACAATGGCAATAGCTCAAACGGGTACGGCTGTCGTAACATTAATGCTGGCAACTCGGCCCAGCAAGAAAAATAATCTGGGTCTGCTTGTGACAATATTGCAACAGTTAAATTTCCATTGACCCGGTCTATTTCGCCACCTTTTTCGTAATGGCTTTGCGCCCAAAGGCCGCCTTCTTTCTGAAAGATAGTAATGTGCTTGCCACGGCCTGCTTTACTCATAACAGTCTTTTCATCAATGATATTTGAAAACTGTGAATATTGTCTAATTCGATGCAGTTGTAGTCCAGCAGCCACTGGTGGCATATTGATTCGTATAGTTTGCCCTTGGTACAAAATTTTCTGTACCAATGCATGGTCAGCAAATGCCCATAGACGCTTTTCCCAAAATCCACGTTCAATTATTTCTTGCAAGTCAATTTGATCAGCAGCATATAAATTGTGCGGGTCCTGGCTATCTGATATAAAGAATGGAATATGCGAGTCAATTGAATTTTTATCAAAGTTTTCTTTGACTTTAGTAGTCCATTGTCGCGAAGCTTCAAATCGAATAAATCCAGTGTCAGCAAACAATGTGGCACGTAAAGGAGAAGTAGTAGATTCTAATGTTTCGGCGGCGCTGAGCCAACCTTGGTATACTTGCTTTTTTCTATATTCTGATGGGCGGCGAGTATCTACTAGGTCTAAGCTACCTAGATTTTCATTTAGTTCAACTCGAAAATCATTTTGATTAGTTGTGCCAGCAAGAAGGCTTTTAACTCTTACATAGTTTACAACCAATGCGCCTGCTACGGTGTGCTGTCCCGGCTCAATAGATTTAATCTTGCCGTTGGCAACATCGTAAAAAACACTCCAAAATTCCTGGCGTTGTTTTTTACGTGTACGGACTTCAAACTGAATCTCACTCATTTTTCCAGTATTCCAAAGGTTTAATGCTCTCTGCAAGCCATACTGGGAGAAGCTGGGCATGATTCTCTAATTTGAAATTTCCATTAGATGGGTAAAATGCAATCCAGTCGTCCCAGTTGTGACTTGCATACATTACGTGTGCTAACTCAAGATCACGTATATTCATATCTACAATTTTAAACCAGTCTGGAGTTTTCCATTCGCCTGCTGCTGCAACTACTGCAAGTAAGTGTTCAATTGCTACTACTTCAGGTACATAGTTTGGCCAGTATAACTCGGGAGAAATTTCTTTAAAGATTTCAAAACTAAGTTTTGCAGATTCTGGATTACCAATGATCATAATGTAAGGCCAGACAGTGCTATAGTTCTTTTCAATCGCACTGCGAGAATTTATTTTGCCTGGCTGTATCTCAACTCCGCGATGATCCACTCCTGTGCCTGGCATGTAATTTACATTGTTAGCTGCTGCAATTTTTGCAATTTCAAATGGTGTGTGTCGTAAACAAGTCCCAGCAATACAAATAATATCACCAGCTTTATAATCAATAGTAGCCAAAGCTTCGATTTGTTTATAAGGATCAGCATCTACATTTAAAATACAAACAGGCATTGATGCATCAACAAATTTAATGTCAAATTTTGAGATCAATGCATGTTCTTCGCGACCTGCTGCTGTTAGGATATATACAGTCATGCCAGATTCTCCATGATCTTATTATAGTTTCGAAGTATACTTTTCTTGTTCATTAAATGAACATCTTCGCCTTTGATTTCAACTACCATGTTTTTCCATTCCTCGGGTAAGTTGCTTAACATAACCCAATGGTTTGGCCCAAGTACCTCGACGATATCATCACGCTGATCTTGATATCGCATGAAGTATGGGATCTGCCCAATGAAGCCACCATCTTGCCAGCCATCGCACATATGGGCCGCTATACTTGCAGAATAATCAGTACGGTACAGTGATCCTGGAAACTTGTACAAGAAGCGGTAGTATTCCCAGTTCTGCTTAACTGCCAACCAGGTGTTGAAAAAATGTTTTGCTTCTTCACTTTTACGCCAATAGACCACTGTACTCCACCACATGCGGATACCAGCATAGTGTAACCATCGTTCAGTGGTGTACGGTTCTTCATTGCGCAAGTTGCGAGCATCTCGATACATTGCAACATCGTGCTGGCCACCAAATAACATTGCCAAGTTTGCATTACCACATAGGTAATCAGTATCAATTAGAATAGTTTCTTCAAACGGACTTAGATTATAAATGTCGTGTTTGTTTGTGTTTGTAAATTGTGCATTGAAGCTATGATATGCGCCATCGTGATGTAAGCGCATGTTTTTTTCATACCCAGGGTCTGTAATAATAATATCATCCCAAGCTGCATCCATTATAGCTTGACCGTGAGTTACTTTGCAATGTTCAAGGCTTGCTTGATTAGTAACCAGCACCACTGGGTATTCTGGCATGTACTTTTTGACTGCGTATGCTGCAACAAGTGCCAGTTGAGTGTAGTCCAACTGCTCGTTATTGTAAGCGAACATCATGAAACCTTTGGTGCTCATGTTATAGACCTACAATTTTTGCAGTGCTTCTGGCTGATTTTAAACGATGTTGCTCTTGCTGTTTTAGCTTTAGTGCAGATTGATGGGTGTCAAATACAATTACAAGGAAGCTAGCAACGTCAATGATTTCAATGACATTACTGCTCTGATCTTCAACAAACACAGTTTCATTATTAGACCGCATTGCAAAGTCAATATAAGTTATTAGCTCGGGAGTAGCTTTAAAAATTGCAGATTGAAAGGAAAATAGAAGTGCGGCGTTGATCCGTGCTTCGATGTTTTGGCGCTGTACTTGTAATGTTAGTCGATAGTTAGCAAACGCTAACGCATCATTGAGTTTGTTATCCATTGGTTCCCTGAAATATTCTATGCGCTGTTATTTACCAATGCATAGAATACGGTTTAACCAATTATACTTCGTGCCAAGGGGTGCTTAGTCTAATAGTAGGAGTCGGGATCGCTAATGTGACATTATTCTCTGTTGTAGTAGACGGATGGCTCATAGATGCAGTCATTGCAACCACGCCCTTAACAATAGTTCCAAGACCAGCGTGGTCCATATCAACACGTAATACTAAATTGTTGTTTTCGATGTGTCCGTATATTTTCAATCGGCTTGATGCATAGCCTCCATAGCCTCCATAGCCTCCATAGCCTCCATAACCTCCATAGCCTCCATAACCGCCATAGCCTCCATAGCCTCCATAGCCTCCATAGCCTCCATAACCGCCGCTGCCGCTGCCAGTTGGACTTGTATATAATAGCTGCTCAGTTTCCAATAGTTCGTTTGCACCTACATCTTGGCTAATACCGCGAGAGTTTAAGCTAACGCAACTATCACCGTTGAATTTTAATGTGCCCATATCAATTAAGATTCCGCGCCATACAGTATAGCCAGCACCACTGCCGTCTGAAATATTAAATGTTAGTCGAATATCGCCACCAGCATTGAAGAAATGTCGGGCCGAATCATAACCGCCGAAATTTAGTACAATAGTGTTTTCGATAGAACGGGTCCAATTATGACTATACTCATAGGTTGCAAGCGTTGATAGCGTTGTTAAACTTGGATCAACTTTGTTTCGTACATTACGAGCGCCATCGAGCAGTGTTGTCATAGTATTGTAAAACTGAGCATTGATAGTTTCGCCCTGTGCCACAATTACAATTTCCTGATCGCTGCTATTTGTACGATATGTACTAAGGTTAATACGAGTGACAAGTTCATTGGTATGGGAAGCAGTAATTTTATTACCTTTGGCAATCAAATCAACATTGTCGCCGCCCCAGCCCCACTTACTAGCATCCTGCGCATTGATGTCAGGTGACAGGCCAAAGCCAGCATGTGTATCACCAAACAATTCA